CCAAGCTGGGTGGGCTGGTGGGGCTGGAGGAGCTGGGCGAGAAGGCCGGTGATTTGGCCAACAGGGGCATCTTGTCAGTACTGGGCCACGGAGACTACACCCTTGTGCGTGGCAATGACCCCGCTCCGGCCAATGAGCCCCATATCACCCTCGGTGGGCCCCCACCCCCGACCACTGACGTCGCCATACAGTACATCGGGGACATCCGTTCCTCGGTTGGGACCGAAGTTGTGAAAATTGAGTACAACGCCGCCTTACAGGCGGCCAATCCTACCACGTACCTCTCGAACAGCTGCTATGAGTTGTACGCGGTTGAGCAGCTCATCTACTTCTACGTCCCGATGGTTGTGCCAGTGGCCAGCTCGACTGGCCTGGAGGGCATCGTTGCCTTCAACTTCGATGAGGACCCGAGCGACCCGAATGTGGGCTTCGGTCTGGCGGACTTCTTGTCCAACGACCGTACCACTGTCACCCTACCTTGTGACAAGATCGCGTACATGGTGGAGTGTGCCAAGTCTCAGAAGCCGACGGACATGAAGTATACCCGCCCAGATGGCGCGGTGGCCAAGGCTGACGATGCCCGGTGGGATGATTTCGGCACGTTTCGCATTCTCACCTCAGGGTTCCCGGCCGACAACCAACTTCAGGGCAGACTGTACTGCGCATCAACACTCCGACTGGTAAACCGACAGCTCCCGCAGGACGTGGGCGAATTTTCCCAGTGGATCGCGGTGTCTGGCATCTCCCCGGGGCTGGTGCCGATCTTCAATGGGGTGGCTTTGAACATGAACCAGGTGCTCACCTCCTTCATGACCGACGCGTATGCGGGGCATTCCACCGGGACGACGCGTGTCAGCTGGGCTCCCAACAGTGCGGCCGTCCACTTGGCTGGGCCCCTCACGGATGTGAACACTGTGGGCTTTGTGTTCGACAACGACTTCCCCAAGGCCTACGAGATCTCCATCGACCTCACAACCTGGAACACGCCGGGCATACCGCGTTGGAACGTGGGCTCGCCCTCGGTCGTGGAGGCCTTTTCCTTGGTGAGCTCTGGCGCATGCTATGTCCTTAAGTCCTGTGTGTTCACGGGCACCGGCAACACGGAGTACATCAACAGTGATTTCACTCGAGTGACGTGCACGGGGGTCGACACCGGTACCGCCATTGGCGTGTCCATGCGCATCCAACTCTGCGCCCCGGGCCGCCTCGCCTACCCACTCGACGCCGACAACACGGTGGTGATCAAGTCCACCCCGCCCAGTAGTGGTGTGGTGGCTGGGTCCTGTGTTGGTGGGGCAATCAAGATCAGGACCATTGACCAGCGCATTGTATCCAACGTCATGGGCCAGAATGTGACACTGCTCCGCGATCGCGTCTCTCAGGCGGCTCTGGCAGTCGCGCAAGCCAAGGATATGGCCGAGCGCGAGCTTGAGCGCGCGGAGCTCCGAGCACTGCGTGACAGCGTCGCTGCCATGGCGGCATCCTCCCCGGCGAGTTCATCCTCCATTCCCTCCCCCCCTCCGCCCCGCGACAAGGCGAAGGGCGAGATTCCCGG